GGCGTGGTCGTGGTGTTACCTGTAGAGGTTTCGCCAATAGATTTCATATCTCTAAGTAATGTCATAATCGGTTCCGTTATATATTAGAGAGAAACTTTCTAAATCTTTTATGATTGGTGAAGCCGTACCTTGTACTGTTATATTTAAGGTATTATCGCCACCGCTTCTATTCGTTATTGTTATTGTAGAGCCTGTAACGGGGTTACTCAAGCCCGTCGTAATACCCGACGCCGTTTGACTGATAACCTCGTATAAATTTATGTCTATATTTTCTGTTTCTTCTGTTGTTGCTATTCTACTAGGAACGTTAAAGTCTAGTATTACTAGATCGCCATCAATTTCCAGCATCCCGTCAACCGTTATGTTTTCATAAACTAGCATCTGTTGATAGGTTGGGACTTTAACAGTTATCCCGGTAGCTATATAATTATAAGAAAAATTATCAACTTCCTTAGAAACTAGGTCAAACTTTCCAGTGAAGGGATTAAGTTTTAAGCCCATGATGCGCTCGAAAATTCCGTGTCTTGAGGAACAGAATAATCAGTAACTATAGTGTCGTATAAAGTAACTTTAGAACTAGATTCGTAATAATTATAAGTTACTGTCATATTGCTATTAGTATAAACGGCCTCAACGTATTTCGCTAGGGCGTTAGGTTGAAAACCATTTCCTAACTGTACCCTCACGCTAGGTGTTTGAGTGTCAGGATCTATGAATTTCTTTTTTTCCATGTCCTTGGTAACGGGCTTCATTCAGTCACCTCGGGTTTTTGTTGTGCAATTTTAATTTGATGTTCTAGAACTTGATTTCTTATGTCAGCATAATACCATGCAACCCAACGTTTACCGTCTTTTTGAATATCGAAGTATCTAAAGAAATGATTTAACTTGATGTTATTTGATAACATTTTACCGGATAATTCACTTCTAGTTCGCGCCTCAATCGACACTGCAATTAACGTGTGATTTTCCATTCTATTCCAACGTAAAAAGGGGGACGGTTAAGCCCCCCTCTATTATTAAGAAACTATTAAGGAGTTTCAGAAATTTGAACTTGTCTTTTACCACTGTCAAGAACTTCAAAACCTGCGATATAATCTAGAGAGTATCTAGTTGCAAGGTTAGCAAGATCCGGTTGTGATTGAAAACGTGTTCCGGCTTGAATAGCAAAACCAACCGCTGACGGGTGCCAGAAACAAGCTTCTTGTGAAAATCCCGTGTGTACGAGGACTTTCATGCCGTAAATTCTACCGATTTCACCCTGCATGATTGGTTCGTTACTTCCATATTTTTCGGCTGAAATAAAGTTATCAATTGCAAGCATATAACGTTCTTGATCTGAACCTACGCCCATGTAGCATTCTCTAGGATCAATGTTTTGCTCAACAAGTAATTCCCTTGCATTAAGAATGTCAGCAAGTTCAATGTCCTCGTTAGTAGCGTCAGTAAACTTGATTAAATGGTCAGGCGCAGAGGCAGACGCAAGTCGAAGTTCAGCAATAATTTTTGTGTCCATATCAAGCGCAAGGCCTTTTGTTGCTTTCATTAAAGCATCTTGAACAATAGAAACGTTAGACTGAACACCGGCAATGTCCTCTAAAAGAAATTGAACTACTCTATGTTGGTCTAAAGAAATAGTATCTTTCGCGTACGTGATAACCTGCGCATCGACGGAAGTATTTTCTGCCTTGTCTCCTACCGTAAAGCCCCCACTTCTAGGTAGAGCAATTGAAGCTGCACCCGGAACGGCAAGGCTAGAATAATCTGTAACCGTGCTTGCAAGTTTTGCTTGTTGAATTAAAAAAGTTTGAGCTAGTCTTGAAACTTCCTCATGGCTATTTGCCGATGTTTCCGTTACGCCCATTAATGCGTCTGCCATAATTTTATCCTTTGTTTTTGAAAATGTTTGTTAACGCTCCACTTAATTGTTCGGCGCTCGTTAGTTTTTTATTCCTTGGTGGTGTATTGCCCGGAGGAACGTTAACCATTGAAGTCTTTTTTGCGTCAAACAAAAACGCTTTTGACTCTTTAACTTTTGCGTAAGCTTCCTCAATTCCAGTGAAACCACTTTCATCGTCTAGAACCTCAACAACACCTGTCTTTAAAACGTGGTCAATTACGTCGTCAACACTGGCACCATTAGCAAGGGGCTTGTCAATAAGCTTTGCAACGGTAAAGTCTAAGTCTTTTTTAAGACTAACTTTTTTAAGGTTACTAAACTTTTCCTCTAGGCTTGAATATTCTTCATTCTTTTTTCCTAGAAGTCCTTTATAGTTTTCCTGTTTCAAAAGTTCTTCTTTTTCTTTTGCGTCTGACTTGTCTCTAATCGACCTGTATTTTTCAGCGTTTTCCTTTGACTGACTCAATAACCTGTCGTTTGTTGATTCAAGTTCTTTAATCTTGTTTAACAATTCTTCATTAGCTTTCAAACTTGGATCTAACTGTTCAGTCTTTTCGTCGTTTGTTTGTCCTGTTTCACCTTCGTGATTTTCCATAACTTACTCCCTTTGAACGTTCGTTCATTTAAATATTAAGTAATTTAATACCTATTTGTAAAATTATTGCTTTTTCGCCGCTTTCTTAACAGCTTTTTCTAGTATCTTGTTTATAATTCTAGTCAGTTTTAAATTGAAAAGCTCACCTTTTTTGGCGGGTAACAACTTACGAACCGGCAAGGATCCTTTGCCCTGTTGATGCCATATAGCTTTTTTATCCTTAAAGAATATCTCAACCCGACCTTTTTTGTCTTGTTTAACTATTAGGCTTTCTAAAAGTTTACCTTCCTTTAACATATCAACCGGGGCTTTACGTCCCTTAACTTTTGAATAACTTTTTGAATATTGAATGAACTTGTGGCCCCGAACCGGGGACTTTCCTTGTAGGATCTCACTAACAATTTCGTCAGCAATATCGTTTTTAAGTGATCTAGCAAAACGCTTATTGATTTCTTTAGGTAAGTCTTTTAAAAATAGTTTCTTCTTAACCTTAATTCCCATTAAAGAAAGTCCTCAATTATATCGTCTATACCCTTAACTATTGATGTTCTAAACTGGTCGGATCCTTTGCCTTTAGGAACAACCGCGCTGCCGCCGTCGTCAGGTAGGAAGTCACGTTTAGGTAAAGTGTCACCCGTATTATGGTTAAAGGCCTTTGCTAATTCCTTTTCGGATCCCGTGCGCATTTCTATCTTTACACCCGCAACAGTGTTTTTAGATATAAGTTTAGGTAGCATATCTTCATTCAATCTAAGGTCAGCTTTAGTTCCCTTTCCTTTAGATTTCTTTAACTTCTTATAGTCTTTAGTCAACGGCTTGAATCGCTTGCCACTTACCGGGCTTTTAGATCCGGCAGTGTCGTTAAGAATAGCGTCCAGTAAATAGACGCCTATTAATTCTTTTGCTTCCTTACGTTCAGATCTAGGAACCTTTTTAAGTTTCTCTTTTAGGTCTAACTCGTAACTAATAGTATCAAGCTTTATCGGCATTATTTTCCTCGACTACCGGGGGTGTTAGAAAGGTTTTCATTACTTTACTCTGACCGTCGGCAATATTTTCAAGTTTAGTTTCAGCGTCCTCGTCAGTTAAGTTAGGATCTATAATCTGTAAGGCCTCTACTTTTGTAATAAGTCCCATATCTAGGCGGATCTTAATGTTATCTAAAGTTTCCTTGTCTGAAATTTGTACTTTTGCGCGTGGAAAAATTGTAGTTAACTCGTCTGTTGTTTCTCTTAGTAATGAATAGGCCTGTAGAATTTCTACGACTTCTTTTTCCATTTTACTATAGATTCTCTGATTCCCCTGAATAATGTCCGTTACGTCAGCTTGCGCCACAATACGCTCTAGGCCACTAGAGAAAGTTGAATTAGAATTGATTGATTGAGATTGCCCTAAATGCTCGCTTGTAATGTCACCCGCATAGTTATCAAGTGTTAACTTCATTCCCGCAAGATCCGGGTTAGGGTTGATATATTTAGCGTCCGCCTGAACGTCAGCGCCTTGAACAATAGGTAGGTGTAACGCTGTCGTCATACCCGAATGCATTTGTTCTAATGATTGATCCTCACCTAGTGTGATAACTAATTGTCCATAAGCTTGCAAGGCCATTGCGCTTAGAAAGTCTGAATTCAAAATATTGTAGGTTATTGACTGACTCGTTAGTTGATTAACAAAAGGTAAGTTTGTACTTGAGTTTTTAGATCTATAAACAAACGGTAAGCGTCCTAAGTCGTTAATCCCGTCCGGGTTACCGTCAATCTCTGCGCTTTCCATTTTCGTTTCAGTCTTACCCTGATTAACAGAATCAGAGACAACCCACATGGCATGATATTCCGCCGTCCACATAACATAAGTTCTATGCTCACTAGATCCGTCGTCTTGGTTTTCACTTAGTGATTGTTCAATACCGTCCGCGTTTCCATTTCCACTGTGAGTTATAGCGCGCCCGGGGTAGTTAATTACAACGGCTTTCAATTTACCTGTAGCCGGATCCCTTTTAACAAAAGATTCAAAACCCTTTAATGAATGAAATTGCGCCTCACCCTCAACCTCGTTAACCCATAAAAGCCCATAACGTTGACGGTTATAATCCCTGTCGAATTCGGCCATGCGTGAATCAAAATCAGATTCATTAAATAGAGTTTCCAGTTCGTCCGTTTGGTTCCCGAAACGTCTAATAGGACTTTCTTTATATGCCTTACTAAATTTTGATAGGATCTTATTACTAACGCTTATGTCAGAGACGCGCATTGTATTCCACGACTCGGGAAATAGTGTTTGAAGTTCTTGAACAACGTACTCACGTTGCCCCCCTTCTGCCACTTTATATGATTTATACTCTTGCTTTCTTCTAGTTGTGAATTGATCCGATTCGATTTCTTGAATTAATCTTGCTGCAATTCCGTATTCTCTAATGTCCATTATCTTGCCTTTATTGTTGTTCTAGATTTTCCGACTAACGGATCAAGTCTCCATGCGCCATAACCTAAACAGTCTGAAATATGAGTTAAGAGTTTTGATTCACCCCTTTGATCTAACTTGTTATTCAACCATGATACCTGTTCAAGATCATTTATCAACTTTTTGCATTTCGTCGGGTTGATCTTGATCCTGTCTTGAGAAAGTAGCCGGTTAATATTATTCACCCGGTCAGTAACATACGGGTTATAGACTTGCATAACTTGAAAACCATTCTCTTTTAGTATGTCAAAATCTGAACGGCCTGACGTTTTTCTATTACCACCTGTAGAATCAGGAATAACTTTTAATCCCGCATAGCCTCGGGCTTTTAGTTCCTTGCACATTTTATATGTGTCGGAATTACGGAGAAATATTTCATCGAACACATAGATACTATTATTGTAGAACTGAAACAAAACCGCCGTCATAGGATCAACGTTAAAGTCCATAGAGATAAACGTTGTCCCGGGGCGTTGTATAGCGTCCATAGTTGTGTGGACTTCGCGGTTGAATTCATAGTAGGCGCTCCCGTCGTCCCCGTCCATAAACTCACCACTGAGGAAGCGGAGGCGTTCATTTTCGGGGAGCTTACTTAAAATATTTTTTATGTAGTCCGGATCTATATTGTCTATGTTGTCGTGCGGGTTCATAACCATTGAAACATATTCATTAGGATCAACAGGTTCCTCACTCATGGGGTGAAAATGTTTTATGAACAAATTATATGACCAGTGTTTTTTAGTGGGCGGGTTTTCGTCGTAGAATACTTTTTTCTTGAGCGTATTCTTTTCAGCTAATCGAGTAAGCGCAACGTTAATTGAACTTAATGGAATTTCTGAACACTCATTAAAGTATAAGGTTGAATACTCATTACCTAGAATTTTCTCAACCCTACTTTTATCATCTAACCCCCCTACCCATATTTCGGAACCGTTAGGTAATGTAAAATAGTAGTCTGTTGAATTAGTTTTATAAGTAAGAGTAGGAAAACAAATATTCATTACTTTAGGTAACGTGTCTAACCATATCGCGCGTTTTGCATGATTGAATTTTAATCTAAGAATGCAGTGTCTAGACTTAACTTTACAGGCCCTAACAATTACGGCGTAACATAAGATAAATGTTTTCCCGGATCTAGAACCACCATATAACATAATATGTAAGGCGCCCGATGCTAGTAATGCAATGGCCTTAACTTGCGTTATGGTTTTCTTGAATAGGTTTTCAGAGTTCGGCGTCATTAGTATCAATCTGAATAGTTTGAACTTCTAGAGATACTTCCTGTTTATCGCGCCACTTGTCCGGTTGCCTATTCTTTAACCAAAAAATCATACTTGATGTGTCGGGCGCTGTTTCTTTTGTAACGGTCTTGTCTACAATGTTACCGTTAGCATCGACACCCTCATGTTTTTCAGTGATAACAACTTGTCCGGTAGCTTTTCTATACATAGATTGCACAACAGAATTATCCGCTAATTCCTTAGCTATCTTTAGGGACTCAAAAAATTCCGGGTTTGCTTTCTTCCAATTGTTAACAGTTTGGAAAGTAACACCACAAATATAACCAACCTGTTTATCAGTTAGTCCTACCTCTGCCATTTTTAAGATTTTTTCTTTTAGATCGTCATTAAACAGCGTAGGCCGTCCAACCGCTTTAACTTCACTCATTGTTATAACCTTCGTTATTATAAACATTCGTCTATAACTAAAGATTAAAGGAAGTTACCCTACGCCGTCAAATTGTTGGCTTTCTCTGTGATTTTCAGGATCTTAGTATGTAATTTTACTACCGGGCTAGTCGTGTCTAAAGAAAGTTCCTCAAGATCCTTTTGCATGGTCGTAATAATTTCTTTTAAGTCGTCCCTGTCTCTTAGAACTTTTATAAACCCGTCCATTTTAAGAAATCGTCTCAATTTAGTATTCTCTTTTTTAAGCGTATCGAGTTCATTCATAAGTTTTTTGTCGTTTTTAAAAATACTATTTAAGTGTTCCATAAATTTACCCTAGAATTAACAACGTTATAATTATCGCCGCCCAAAATGGCATGGCAGAAAATAAGGCCACCACTGCCATGATTATTAAAATTAAAATTATTAACCCAAAAATAAAAGCTATCATTTATTTTCCTCGTTACAATGTGGACAAGTGAAAGCCTCACCCTGTTTTTGCCTAGATGATAAATCACATTTGATACAGTTAATCCGTTCCCGTACTCCGAAAATTTTTACGTGATTAGATTTAAACTTTTTACCGTCTATGTTATTTATTGCCGTCTCTTTAAAATCAATTCCCATTATCCCCCCTATACAAAATAATTGACTGAACGTTCTTTAGCGCGTTGTTCTTTTTTATTTTTAGCTAATTCCTTACGTTGAATCTCATTGTCTATAATGTCTTTTTCATAAGTGTGATTCTCATAACTTCTTGATTGATAATTATTTGATTGAATATCTTTTAGCCTTTGTAGACTTACGCTTTTAAGATCCTGACTAGGTTGGTTTTTGTTTTTACGTTGATAGACACTGTTTTTCTTGTCAGCAATATCCGGGACAAAATCAATTCCCGTCAATTGTTCATATTCATAAACTAGCAGAATTTTATCGGCGGGGTTACCCCTGATTAATTCCTCATATCTATAAACTTCCTCTAGGCGTTTCTGTTGCTCGGGTATAGATAGATCCCTATTAAGATTTATATTTGTTTGAACTGTTGAGTAAGAACACCCGACAAGATCCGCAAGTTTTCTATTAGGGTATTGAGTTAACCCTTTAAGCATTTTAAGATTCATTTTGTCCCCTTCCCTTTAGGTAAAATTTAACTGTTAATATCAATTCAAATAGTATTGCTCGGGGCAATTTTAACCAAAATATAAAACGACCACTATAAGGATAAGACGCCGCTGCCTTTCCATGCCCGATTAAATACCGTAATTTCCCTAACATTTTTGAACCTCTAATTTCGTTTCTAAGCTTTATTTTTTGCTACATAACTAAACATACGCGCTACATGGTTTAAGTGGATCCTGGAATTGTTTAAGGCGCTCTAAGAGCTATGTTAATTTGTATGCCTTACTTTTAATTCCCATTAACCTACCAACGCGCTACACTAAACCTAACGCGTTAGCCTTTTTTCTGCCGTCCGGCGTCATGTTTTTTAAAATATCCTGACGAATTGCATCAACGCTTTTGCTCAAGTGCTCTAGCGTCCCGGTTGTAACTTCCCCAGATCCCGGTGCAAGTCTGTTCATTTTTGATTCGTAACTCAATTCAGATTCAATAAATGCGTCCATAATTGATTTTGTCGATAGAATAAATTTGTCAGCTTTACGCTTGTCCGGATTGAGAATACCGCCTAATAATTTCGTCTCAATTACGTCCTTAATGCTATCGCCTAACATTCCGCCGTTAGCCCCAACCGCATTGACCTTGTCATTCAATTCCTTGAGTTTCTCAACGTCTGCCGGGGTGGTGGTTAAGTATTTTGTCTTGATAAAATATAAGTAAAGTTTATCAATCATAATTTGTTCCTTGAGTTAAATTTTTCCTTGAAAGCTTCAAAATCAATTTGTCTGTCTAGCGTGTATGACATTGTCTTAGATTCGTATTGTAAATAAAACAATTTGTGATCCGTTTCCTGACCTCGATGTTTTATAATTCTCAACGTCGGATAAAATTCAGAACCTAATTGAAATTTTTGCAGCACATAGAAAAAATGTGCCATATTAACAACCGAACTGCCGCCGCGTATGTCTGCCTCTGTGATTAGTTTCCCGTAATTATCGTGAATATCTTTTTTCGTGTGAGCAATTAGAACAATTGCAATTTCATACTCTGCCGCGAATGTTTTAAGTTTTGTTATCAATGCGCTTGATGTTTCGATTTTCTTGTCCATGTAAAACCGGGACGTAGTAATATTATCGAATACAATAAGCTTGGCGCCTATAACTAGGGCGCTTTCTAGAATATCGTCAACGCTTTTGTCAGGGTTATCTAGCTCGCTTATGGCGTTCAATCTTGAAAGTGTTTCTCTGCTATGCCCTTGCGTTAACATACTGACTTGTAATTCTGTTGTGCTTTCCTCACTCTGCCACGCTAGGGCCGTAAGCATTGAGTTAGATTCTAAACAGTCCCCTAGAACAGATCTTATGAAAGTCGACTTACCGGATCCGGCAGTTCCCATAAGAACGTGAAGGTTACCGGGACGGAACCCGTTATGAATATTCAAAAAAGAAAAATTAGATCTGAAATAAATTTTCCTCGTCTCTGCAATTCTAGCTTGAATTTCTTGCGGTGTTATGTCCCCGATGTTTTTCATTTTTTCCCCGTAAGCATTTCAATTAACTCTGCGTCTATCCGACTATTCGGGTCAACAATAAGCTTGTCAGGGTTTTTAGAGTTTTTAAACCAATTACTTAAAAACCCCCCAACGTTAGGCCGTTTCTTGTCCGGGTTGTCTAGCGTCCATTCGTACGCCTCTAAAATTTCTTCTAAAATAAAATCAGGTTTATATTTATCAATCATCTTTTTTGTTGTGCGTTGCCCTATTTTTTTAGTCCATTCTTTTGCTGCGTCGCTTAAATTAAGATCCTGAAAATCATTTTTAATCGGTGTTTTACATATACTCTTATTCTTATTCTTATTCTTATTCTTAGGCGCGGTTGTTGCGCGGTCAGAGCGCGCTTTTTTATAGTCCCTACTCTGTAATTCCGACAATATAGCTGCGTCTATAAAATAATGTGTTTCGGTTACAACAACCGTGTAACCCGGTTGCAACCCGATTGCAACGGCGTAGCTATCCGCTTGCAAGCCGGATCTAAACCGGAGCGCCGTGCGTAAAGTTCGTTTGTGAATTTTGAATTTCGTGCTTGTTCCGTCATATAATTCTGCTAAAAGTTCTAGTAAAATCCAGTAACGCGCATAACCTTCTAGGCCTAATTCCTCTAAAAGATTCGCTATAGATTCGCTATTTCTTACGTCTGAATAATGCTTAAAATATTTCATTTATTCGCCTAACTCTGAAAAGAATTTTCCATTGATGCGCCCATGGTGAAAGGCCTCTAGAATTTCTCTATTAGCCGCCATTGCGCCCATTGCCTTACCACGTTCTAAACCTTCATTGTAGGCAATTAATTCTGCCTCTGTCATAGGTGGTTTTTCATTAGCTATGTCGTTAATAAGATCCGCTAATTCTCTTATGTCATTAGCGTTCGGATATTTTCCGCCAACACCAATGAACCATGATTTTTCTGTCAATCTTTTCATTAGCTCTAGGCCCTGCGCGCCTGTAAAATTAAACATAACCTACTCCATTATAAAAAACCTTACCCCCGTGAATTTAGCAAGAACCGGGGGTAAGATTTAACTGTGTTACTCAAGGAAGGGCAAAACAGATTGATAATTTTTTAAGTGAATTGCTAAATTCAGAATATAAAAATAATCTAACTAATTTAACGTGTCACGACGCCACGCCCTTACGCCTAACTTACGCATTAATAACCGTAGTCGTTTTGAGTTTCTTCAAGATCAACTTTTCTGATAAACTTTTTAGTGCTGTTAATACTTTCTAGAATGTCCATTTTCTTTTCAATTTCAAAAGCGTCCACTTCAAGATCAATCAATTCCTCGATGGCATTTTCTAAGCCTTCTATAATGTGTCTCATATCATCTTGCGCCTCTGTTAAAGCGTCACGCATCTGTTTTCTAGTTCTTAGTTTTGACATAATTTTATCCTTCCTTTTTTGTTATAGCCTTTTAAGCTGTTGTTTAATTTTCTGTTCTTCCTCGTCTGCTAAATACTTATATTTCAGATAGAAACTAACCAAGAAAGCTAGGGTTTTTGTAGGCCCGCCTAATTTAGTTACAACTATTTTTTCAACCTTTCCCATTGTCCCGCCGAATCTATAACGGTCAGTAGGTGTTTTATAAACTTTCTTTTTCATTATGCTACCCCGTTAGATCTTGAATCTAGCGCCACTGAAATTAATTTTTCATACTGTTTTCTGTACTCTGCATTATTCATTGAGATAAGAACCCATGGGATTAACCATAATGATATAGTGAAACAGGAAACTAAAAAATGTAAAATATGGTTTGTTTCTCTCTTATCAATCTTTCTTTCTAAGCGTGAAATTTCTAACTGTAATTGATCCGTCGGCATTAACCTAAACCGTTCCATTTCCTTTTTTCTTTTATCAAGATTGTTAACAAAAATTGCACCGGCAGAAATTAAAAGCCCTATTGATGCTAAAACCATAAAATCTAAAAATCCTAATCCAAACATAATTTATCCTTTGCCCGAGGGCCGTTAGTTATTTCTCATTAATGTTAATTAAATATGTAACCGATTAATCTAATTGTTATATGCACCGGTAAAATGATGCATAGATATACGCCCGCCACTATATTACAAAAAGCAAAAGCCCCTACGATAACCAGTGATAAAATATCAAAAAGCTTGTTTAGTAAATTTTTCATTATTTCACTCCCCTATAAAATTTCTTAATATCTATTGCTACAATTACCATTAAGTTAGTTATAGTTTCTAATTTAGTATCACCAAAACCAAAACTAACTTCTGTCTTTCTTATAACCTCGCCATTAATAACTTCGTGATATTCAATAGGCACAATTGCTTTGTAGAACATTTTGTTGTCCTTATCACTTCCGGTTTCTTCAATCGTCATAAGCCATTCTTTTAAGTAAGTGTTTTTCATTTTACTTCCTATTGCCCGTAGGGCGGTTAGTTATTATCTTTAATTTTTTGAAGTAGGTGTATTTTTAAATCTTTTTCCCAATGCTTAACGTCGTTAGCTGCACAATATTTAGCAACCTTAAAATCATTTTTTGTCCAACCGTATTTCTTTAACTCTGCTTTAAGTGTTTTTATTTTTAAAGTTTCTTTCATATTACTCACCTTCCTTAATCATTTTTTTGTTCCAAACTTCTAAAGAAACTAAAAGGTGGTCAATTCTGTTTTCTAAATATAACTCATGGTCACGGTGTACCTCTAAAGCCCTTACCGCTTTCAATTCGTCTGCGTCTGCAATTAGTTTTTTTGCCAGTTCTTGAATTGCGTCTAATGGTGCTGTTGTCATGTTCTTGCCTTTTTTAAAGTCGTTGTTAACTTGTTTTCTAAAACCAATTTAACAGATACCACGCAAAATGAAAGCAAAACCCGCGTCCATGTAATAATTACAAGTCCTGGAAATTACAGCAAATAGGCGAGAAACTTGTTTTACTAGCTATTTTAAAGCGATTAAGCGAGCATTTATAAATGGTTTATTTATATCTAGATATTGATCCAACACCTAAACACCGTCCGCGATTCGCTAGACGGGGCAACAACGTGTCCACTCATTCGGATCCTAAAGACGTAGCGTTCAAAAAAGCTGTTCAGGCCATTGCAAGGGGACAATTAGACTACCCTTTAGAGGGCGCCCTACGTTGTGAAATAGTATTCTTTATAAAGCCCCCGAAAACTATTAAGACAAAATACCCGATTAACAAAAGAAGTGGTGACGTTGATAACCTAGCTAAAAACTTACTAGACGCGCTCAACCCTTCCCCGGGCTTTCCCGGTGCATACGCTGACGACTCACAAATTATTTCACTAACGGCGTCTAAATATTATAGAGAAATATCAGGGATAGAAATTAAACTCTATTCACTCAATTAGGAAAACCCATTATGGAAACGCAGTTAATTCCCGTTAAAGAATTTAAAGAATACCTAGAGGAATTATGTCAGTCCCGCGTAGTCGAGGCCGTGAAAGGTATTGAGGCGCTAGGTTATATTGATTCTGACCGGGGCTTGTTTTGTTATGAACGCTCTAGGCTTATATCCCTAAAGGATCAATTAAAAACCAATGAAGAATGGTTAAGAGCAATTAACCCTGAATATCTAGGCGTCCAGTAAATTCTCCCCATTGGGAGATAATCCCGAAAAATTTGAGAAAATCCCGAAAAATACCACTCCGGGGAGAATAACCCCGTCAACGTCCATGTTTCGGGGGCTATAAGAAAGGCTTGGAAGTCGTAGCTTGATGCTGCACAAATATTATTTCAAGTTACTAACGTGAAGGTCTACTTACAATTAGTGTCTTTATTCCTCGCCACTAGGTTGGGAGTCAGGTTCTAGGGTATGTTCTAAACCATTTTCGTAATAGTCCATATCCGAATCAGGTAAGCCGTCATAAAACGCCTTAAACCGCTTCTTGAATACCCTGCGCTGTTCCCTACGTCTAGCCTTACGGGGTTGTTGTTTCTTTTGTGGCTTGTTGTTGTATTTCACTTATATTTTGACATTAAGTGAGTCAGAGAATGCCGTTCAATATCGAACATTCCCGCTTTAACATTCCTTAATATAACCGTCCCCCTAAAGTGGTGGTTATTAGGCCCTTTATATTCCTCGTCATGTAAGTAACAAGATCCGGCAATTAGGGCGTGAATTGTTTTGTTATCAAAAGTTAATTGTTCAGCGTAGTCAAAACCTTGTTGATGGCCGGCTACACATGAGGCGTGTCTTTTTTGTAATAATTGTTTTGCTGTTCCTATTGGTTTTCCGGAATTGTCGTTAGGGAAGTAATGAGAAAAATTAACCCCGCCGATTTTTAAGACTTTTAAAAAAGGAATTACTTTATTCCACCGGCTATGATCCGGGCGGAAACGTCTAATCAATTCCCTTAGATTCGAGTCACCAAAATCAAAAGCCTTGCGGATCCTATCCTCATGGTTACCCGCCAACCTATAGCGTTTTGTTTTCGATTTATATATAGGCCAGAATTCTTTTAACCATTGGAAAAATTCATCGTCTACTTGGTTACCAATTTCAATGTCCTCTATAAAGTTGAAAACCTCATGGGACTTTTTGCCCTTATCGTAATAACTTAAAGATTTCATATCGTAAAAATCACCCATATCAATTATAATGTCGGGCTTTACCTCTGCGATATGACGGGCAATGCTTTTGTTATAGTGAGTTTCTACGTCGGGCCTAACTTGTCTATCGGGTATTATGTATATATCCATATAGAAAAGTTTAGAGAATAAAAACTAAAAGTCTATTACCTGATCGTTTTGATAAACATAAGGGGAATAATTTATAATAGAATCTATCTTATTAATGAAACGGTTTGTTTCTTCTGTTGAAAAACTGACCTCGTTAATTTCGTCCTCGGGGCCATAAGTTTTAATCTGATATTCTAGAGGTTCCCCTATGTCATACGCATTGATGCATTCGTAACAATAAATATCATCATAGGGGCTTGTTATAGTAACTAAAAATAAGAGCAGAATTATTTTCCTCACTCTTAAAGTTTAGTCCCTGAAAATCTTAATGTCTAAAGCGGCGGCGGAATTATAAATATTGTTTAATACTGTTCTTAAACACTCACCTTTTTCCGTGTCATGACATTGTTTTTGTTCTTTTTCTAATTCGTCCACTAGATCTATTAAGTGTTGCCGATATTTATAACCATTAACAGCGTTATAATATTCCTTATGATCCACGGGCAAGCTGAATTCTAAAATTCCTTTCATAGTTGTTTCCCTTATAGGTTTTGGTTTTTCATTCAAAAAAGATTCGTGCCATGCGTGTCCACTTTCCATTAATGAACACCGTAACGTTTCAGGAAAGCCCCTATTTTTTCGGGTGTTATAAAATCACTTTCAACGTCAATAAAATACCACTCAACTAGAATAGTTTTTCTAACTCCATGATCCCGTCCGGCGTCTAGAACACCATAGGCGCGTGAGTGTTTTGTTCCTTTCTTGATTCCTCTATTAATATGGTCAGGAAATTCAAGGGCCATTGCCGCAACAGTTCTTTCAGCAAAACGTTTTGATTCAATCACGCCATCTAAGTACCAAACTTCAAAACCCATAGCCCTAGAGTTATATGAATTACAATGCATAGAAATTATTTCATTACAGTCTGCCTCTGCAAGTTCTTCTGCCGCGCCTCTGCGCCCGCGTCCCTCGTCTCTAGTGGCGTAAGTAAGTCCGGAAACTTTTGCAGCTTTTAGATTCAATTCGTATTCCTCTAGAAACTTGTCCCCGTCAATGTCGTATTCTTTTATGTAAGTTCCATATTCAACTGACCACTCTGCCGAACTTGGAAACCAATCTTTATTGTTAGCGCCTTGATCCTTTAAAGAATGCCCGATTAAAAGGCCCGTCTTTCTACGTCTCTGTTCCGTTGTTGAGGCGGGCGCCTCTGTTGGTTTAACATATTCGCGTTTCATACATTTAAACATTCTAAGTCCTTTGTTATAGGTTATTTTTACAATTATTCTAATATTGTCTTTACAGGCTTGTATATAAAATTATAGCTTATTCGCATGACACCGATTAGTAATTATAGATTAGAGAAAAAAGATAAGTTATTTTTAAAGTCACTTGGTTTTGGAAACGAAACTAGAGGTTTAAGGGCGGCTTTAGAATTGATTGAAATGACTATAGGAATTAAAGAAGCTATTAAGCTTGTAAGAATAGGCCAATTAGGTCTTAAAACGGAGGAATAAAGAATGAATGGTATTAACAAATTTATGGGAATAGGAAACTTAACCCGTGACGCCGAATTAAAACAAACTAACAACGGTAAAGCTGTTTCAAATTTTGGAATTGCTATTAATGAAGGTAAAGACAAGGTTACTTTTCTTGATGTTAGCTTATGGGGAAAGTCAGCAACGGCAGTTTCAGAATGGTTAACTAAAGGTAAGCAAGTTTTTATCGAAGGTTCCCTAGAAATTCAATCATGGGAAAAGGAAGGCGTTAAAAAAAGTAAGGCGGTTATCAATTGTTTTAACATTCAATTGTTAGGCGGAATAGATAAACAGGATCAAAAACAAATTGTTCAAGATTCTAAACCGGCTAGTTTTGAACCTAACCTTTCTGACGTTCCTTTCTAATGAGTATTTACAAAAAGTATTTTGCCTTTCAGAATACTGTTAAGAACCCTAAGAAAGATTCATCTAACCCGCATTTTAAAAGTAAGTACGTTGATCTTGAAGGCCTGTTAAATACTGTTAAGCCCGCGCTTGAACAAAATGGTCTTATTATGATTCAAACTTTTGAAGAACAAAACGGGATTAGTGGATTAGCTACTAGGCTACTAGAAGAAAACGGACAAGGATCTATTGATTCTTTTATTCCTATAAACCCTGACAAAAGCAATATGCAAGGTTTTGGATCTGCCGTTACTTACTTACGCCGTTACTCTATTGAAACAATATGCGGGATATGTGGAACTTTAGACGACGACGGAAACGGTGCAACGGGAAACGTTAAAGCATTAACTAACGCGGAAATTGCAGCGCAGTTAAGAACAATTAACCTGAATAAAGCAAGGGCCGCATATTCTAAAGCGAATACAGTGGACGCAATTGCTTTAGCGGCATGGTTAGCTAGTAAAGGAATGACGACCGCTGACATTGGAAGTTTATCGAATGACGGGCTTATTCAATTTACAAAAGAAGTTACAACACATTTTGAAATTTAATTCTGACTATATCCGAGTATAGTTAGATTCTAAAAGACGGGCGTTAGCTTTGCAGTGGCGCCCGTTCTAGGATCCTTATGACACATGATAAATTAGAACCTGAATTTTGGGACTTTCATAAAGACGGGCTTTATTGCGGTTGGTATAAACAAAAGCCTCAAGTAAAAAACTGTATAGATATTGCTTTAAGAAAACTATATGGGAAAGATTCGCATAAACCTACCGGGGCAAAACGCTCTGATTTTAGAAAAAAATAACTAATTCTTTTTCCACTTCTTGCATCGGTTAATTAAAAGGTCTTGAAAGTCCCTTTCTTTAGCGTAGTCCTCTGCTTTTATTCCTATTAGCTTTTTTGGAAATTCCTCGTCACGTTTGCATAACTCGAAAACTTCCCCGTTCTTTTTCCACTTAATGCATTCGGCGTCAGTCTTATAGAGGGTAACTTCAAAAGTTCTTTTAGGTGCTGCACTAGTGCAAGCTACTAAGATAAAAGATAGAACAAATAGTTTTATGAGTTTCATTTTCCTAATTCCTCTAAAGCATCTAGTTCAGCTTGCTCGTCTTTTTCGCCGATTGCTTTTATAAGTTTTCGTCTAGCGTTCTTTTTACTGTGATAAGTAATATCGTCAACCTTACCGCTCAACCACTGGAAAGTTTCCCATAGTAACTTAATTATTTCTAGAACCGCTCTTATGTTTCCGAACATTATAAACACCTCAAGATAAAAATAAAAAGGCCCGTCATAATTAACAGGCCTAGTAACATTGTAAAGCCTTTGTCTGACATTACTTTTTTACGTTTGGAACTTTTAGAAAGTCCATAACTTTTCTAACGAAACTACCAACGCGCTCAACTGCGCCGTCGTCTTTTTTAGTCGGCGTGATTCTTACAACAACTTCTGCCGCCGCCACAACACTAGCAACAGCTAAAAGAACGTCTTGATAGTTGGCCGTAACCCATTTAAAAATTTCCATATTTTACTCCGTGTTTAGAGTGTTATCACTCTGTTATTCAATAATGTTATATAGTGCCACTTGGTAACCGTTCCCGTCTAGGTCAGTCCCCGGCCCAACCCAGAATTCCGTCTGAAACATTGGATTAATCGCGCTTAATCTAACATAAACAGATCCGGCAGACGCGGACGTTACGTTAACAGCGTCACCCGGTTGTAATGTTACCGCTATTTGTGTAGCTGTTGAAATAGCTTGTGAGGTTCCTAAATACAAGTGAGGTTGTGGAATTGACGAACCTGTTGGCGTTATATCTATAGACGCCGTTCCCGATTGATACATGACACCTATCATGGCCCATGGCCCGGGATTAATATACTTGTCCCCGGTTGTTGATGTGTCTAGCCCGACTGAAGTGTGTGCTGTTGCTTTTATAACCGCAACAGAATCAATTTCAAAATCTGCCGATAAATTTGTTACGGTAACTTTTGCATAATTCCCGCTAGGAATAGTGTAGCTAGAACTTTTATGCGTATTACTTACCGGTTGATTATTAAATGGAATTAGTAAAGCCATGATTTAAGATCCTTCCCCTATGCAATACATAAAGAACTTTCCTAGGCCCGCGGGCTTGGAAGTAATGTTTAATTGAATATAGTCACCCTCAACAACTGCCGCATTGGTAGCGTTAAGAACTTGATTAATTGATTCGTCAAAATCGTCAGCGGTTGAAAAATCTATTGAGGGTTTAGTTGTAAAAATCGAAGTGCTACTTGAAAAGTCAGGCCCGTCCCCGGCGCCCGTTGCTTTAACAATATCAATTTCAAGTGTCCCCGATGTTATGGCCGTTGTGTCGTCATAGATTGCAATAACAACGTCAGTTATATCAATAGTTGAGTCGATTCTAATTTGTGAAACACCTGTTGCCACTGTGAAACTTGATGCGCCTAACACTGGTAACGACCAAAAACGCGCCTTGCTTGCGCCCGCCTCAACCGTTGTAACTCTACTGTCTAGGTCGTCCTGATTATCTTTTATAGTTTGAAAAAGGCTTTTTAAAATTGGTTTTCCAACTGCAATTAAAGCCGCGCTTATTGTATTGAAGGCCATATTTATCCTATTATGTTAGTTCCTAATTCCGCGTCACTTGTAACGTCAGGAACTTCTAGATCATTGTCTACCATGTAACCGTTTTTAATTTTCTCACTAGCTGTTGCGCTTGTAAAATCATTAGCAGAGTCGGGCGTTATACTAGGAACTCTATTAAATACGTTAGATAGATCATTAAATTCTAACACCGTACTATTTCCATCAAGCTTAATTTTATTTACAATTCCTATTTTCTGTCTATCCCGTCCGCCGAATCTTTTATAGATCCTATCTAGGTTGATCCAAACTTTATCATTAAGGCTTTTAGTAGCTAGGTTTAACTTTCCTTTAATAGTAATAGTTGATTGACTCAATGAATTATAAAGAGCATACCGTTCAGCTATCTCTAGGGCGTCGTTAGCGGCGTATAAATAGACCGTAACGGCTAACTCTTGCCTAGAACCAATATAGTTATCAACAAAATCTGATTCATTTATAATGGCTTTAAAAGAGTCCTCACCTGTAAATCGGTCAACAAACGGGCGATATTTTAAAATCACCTTTCTAATAATTTCGTTTCTACTTCTTACGGTTGGTTCGCCTATAATGTCATGCTGTTCTAAAGCCTCAAGTTCCTCGGGTTTTTCAGGCGTCAGGATCCTATAGACCATTTCAAAATCTGAATTACTAACAAGTGATCCAAAAACAGAGGCGTTCAGTTTAGTAACGACCTGTTTAATTGTCGGCGCGTCTTTCCCTAAAGTTTCAGGGATAACCATAGATATAGTAAAGGGCGCGTCACTGTCTGCCTCTGTGAAAGACGCGGCGTTAATGTTAGTAGCGGCAGAGTCGTTTTCTAGTAAATGTTTAACAGCATCGGACGCAGTTTTAACCCACGTTCCCGCTGACTCATAACCTATACAGTTAACAGTAATTAAAGAGTCGTCCCCGATTAGATCCGGGTTTTTTCTATATGCACTAGAACTTTGTGTTGATCCGGCATAGGCCACTCTTAATGTTAAATCATTTTCCTCTACGCTTAGAATTTCATACCAAGTTGTGTGAGTAAGGTCGTCAGATTGTAACCAATCACGCGGCTTTAAATAATCTATTAGGTTAACGCCCGTGGCGGTTACGTTCCTAGAGGCGTTTGTAAATGTAATAGTTCCGGGCATTGTTCTTCTAGGCGCCCTATTAAATTCAGCTAGAACGTTGAGGTTTAAAATTCCCTCTGTTGTATTGGTAACCGTCCAGTCAGAATTTATAAAGGCCTCTGTTTTATTTAAGAAAGCTTTAGAAATAGGATTACGGGTTACCGTCTCAACACCTGACGGCGTTCCACTTGGAATGTTTTGTCTCAAGGTTACATTGTTTCCTGAAATTCTTTTAATGTTAACGTCGAAACCGTCAACGTCTATAAGATCCCCGGCGAAAAAGTCAGCGCCGTCCGTTAGTACAATTCTATTAGGTTGGGACGCGCTTGCTATTGTCGTCGTAGGTTGTCTTAATTTATGTCCGGCAATATGCCAATTTCTGTTTTTCTTACGCCATGGCCTGTCGGGGTTAATAATTGCCGTCTCACCACTAAAGCCTGACTCAACTTCCTCGTTAACAATAATAGAAGTGTCGCTTGTTACTTCCTCAATAGAAACGCTTACTGTCTCTAGTGCAAGTTCTACAATTAAAGTATCACCCGGGGAAAGCTCGTCAAGGAATGAAGTTCCAACACCTGTAAAGATATTAGTCCCGGACGCGCTTGAAACAGTCCCGGTCAATGTATAGCCGTCTAGAGTGTTATCAATAGGCGCGCATTTTACACCGTCAACTTGCCCGTAGATCCTACGTTTTGGCGTATCAATAAGAGAGTCAGGAACGTCCCCGTCAGCAACGGTAAAAACGTCAAGGTTAACGAATTCACGCAGACGATAGATATAGTCCTTACAATTAAAATCTATTTTACTAGGACTGAATGTTTTGTCTTGAATCTCACCAACAAAAAGAACTTGCGCCTCTGTCACTGCAATACTTGGTGACCATGAGTAAATTCGTATGTTCTTATTCTCATAAAAGAGAGTGTCGAAACTATCGTCAAACTGCGCTGACGTATTATCTAGAGTTACTTTAGTAGCTGATTCTAAAGCAACGCCGGTTTGTTCCTCGTCTAATTGTTTCGTTACTGCCGAATTACTTTTAAGATAAGGTAAATAAGGAACAACCGCGCCCGTGTTTAAATCATAAGGTAAATCAAAAGGCCCACTAGAAAAGAATTGTCTATAATATCCTACAATGTTTTTAGTGTTAGGGTTTGAATTATCTGACATTCTAATATAACAGACACCTGATTCAATATCATAAAACCACTCACCCGCATTAAGCGCAGCACTAGAGGCCTCTGTTAAAGAAGTTGTTGCGTCTTTTATATCAATAACAAAATAGTCTGTTGTTCTTTTATAAATAGCGCCGCTGTCTAACGTCCATATTAACAACCGTTCCGCCGGTTCGATGTGACATAAAATAACTTTTTCACTTCTTGATGCGCCCTGAAAGTCTGAATAAGTTGTTGTCATTATTTTCTTCTCTCTAGTAGTCGGTCTAATTTATTGTTAAGAATATCCGTTTTCCTATCCACTCTCAAGATTAATTCTTTATGGCTTATCTCTTTACTCTGCAATACTGCAATTGCTTTACCAAAATCTATCGAACTAGCATAAACCCAAGCTAGGCCGGACGCCATTATTGATAAAATTGCGGACGCTATTAGTTTCATCATACTAGAACCTAGTTGTTGCCACGGTATTGTTTAACTCTGTTAATTGAATAAAAGTTTCGCCGTAAGTATTATCGCCTAATATAGTGTCAGAAAACGGTGATATTAATCTGAAATAAACGCTAGTTGTAACCGCTCTAAATGTAAGGTTAACACCCGCCGAACCGTTTTGTGCTGTTCCACTTCCATTAGACCAGTCAAAAATTATTCCGTATTCCGTTCCCGCGCCTGACGCGTTTGAATAAACAATTACTTTCAAAGCAGTAGCGAAATTAGAGTAAATAAAACCGCCTAGTCTATAGTATTTTCCGATTTCTAAATTACTAAAAGTCAGATCTGCCATATCACTAGTAGACGAAACATCTGCCGTGAGTAGGTTGTTTTGATAAATGTCTATTGCTCTAGTTGAAAGTGAAACATGAGTAAAGCTTAAAGTTTTTAAACTAGAAAACAATTGGTTTTGAAAACCATATCTAACAGCGTCGCAATTTTCCGGGACGTATATACAAGCAATTAATCTTTTTACTTCACTTGAAGTTGTGCAAGCATAGATTAGATCTGACGACGTTGAAAGAACAGTATCGTTAGTAGAGTCGTGAAATAAAAATTTCATATCTGCCGTGTTACCCGAATAAGTATAATCTAGAACTATAGTTATAAGGCGTCCGTTTTGATTTTCCTCAAGTGCAATTTCGTCCGATAAGAAAAAGTCATTAGTTCCCGCGCCGTTAGTTAGAAACCCAACAGTCCTTTCACTGGAAAAACTACCACCTTTAGAACTTGTAACAAGCCCCCCGGCCATTGATCCGGTTCCCGCATTATCAGGCGTGGCAGCGTTCCCGGTTACACTGAAAAACGTGCTACTTGTAACTGAAAAATCTTCACTATAAAAGCGTTCTAATATAGGTAAACCGGCAGCACCCGCGCCCACTTCTGTTTCTGTTCCCGCGTCGTCGACGGTATAAAGTTTGCCGTCAGTGTTTGCATATATTTTTTTATATCCACTCGACGGGGTTGAGGGTGTTGTTATTTCTTTAACCGTTAAAGCATCGTCTAACGTTTTGTTTGTTAATGTTTGCGTGTTAGTTGTTCCAACAACCGCGCCTGTTGCTCCGTGGGCCACTGTTGCTGAAATATGAGAATCAAGAACAGAGTCGGCGGCTACTTCTTGCCATGCCGCTGCGCCTGTTGAAACGTCTGTTGCTCTAAAGAAAGCCCCACTAGAAGTGTTAAGCCATAAACTTAAAACCTCATAACCTTCCGTGTTGTCATTACTAACGCCCGGATCCCCCGCCTCTGCATTATCTAAAGCGCGTTCAGTAGTCCGCCAATTTGTTCCGTCGTAAACTTTTTCTACGTCTAGAGTCGTGTCCCAAAACACCGAACCCGCAACGGCAGTAAAAACCGCCTCATAAGCTGCGTTGTTTGCATAGGCCTTATAGAAAGAAGCAATTGCCCCCTCTGCCGTGGGTTGTGATCCTGACGAAAACCCGTCATTAAAATCTATTACTTTTGTCATATTGAATCCTGTCTTGTTAATAATTGGAATGATCTAGGAAATTGTAGCGCGCTAGTGGCGTCGTCGTTAGTAATAACGTTTGTTAAATGCTCATGTTCTTTTATCCAACCTAAATAACTAGCGTCAGAATAAGTATAGCCCGAACTAGAAAGTTCTAAAGTGTAGTCACCATTTTCTAGGAAGGTCGGAACAGTAATTGAAAAATTTTTCCATATCCTTACATAGTCGTTAGCTGTTGAAATATCTGTTTTTAATTCCGCCGCTGTAAATGTGTCACTAAATAAAGTTGTGGCACCGTCTAATAGTTTAAATGTAAATGTTCCGGCGGGGCTATTATGTGAAAGTATATAAGGGCGAATAGCTACAAGATCTAGTCTATTGTTTTTGAACACTGTAAATGTTTGTGACAAGGTTGTTTCTAACTCGTCAACAACTAACATAGTCATTACTTTTGTTCCCTTAAAGAAAACTCTATAGTCCAGAAACCTGAATTAGTGTTAACCATACCCGGTTCAGCTGCGAATTTATAGAACCCACTAAACCGGTCAGAGTCGTTTGAAATTACATTACTACTATCGTCAAAATGTATGAACATAGGTTTAACTGTTCTTCTATCATCGTAGACGCTGAAAAATTGATCTAGCTCCGTTGTGTCCACGACCTTCATTGAAAGCCCGGTAAGTTCTTTTTGTTGGCCCATATCGTCTATAAATTCCTGACCGTATATTGTCTTAGAAACTTTCTTTAGATCCTTGTTGTTATATTTCCAATTATAGTCAATTCCGTTTGTTGAAATATCGACGGCTTTACCTATAAAAATGTTAGCAAGTTCGCAGTAACCAAGTGATCCGGTAACTACAAAACGCCAAAACCTATAAGACTGTTCCGTTATAGATTTAAGTCCTATGCCATGAGTAGAATCAAAGGTTAAAGTTGTTGAGTAGCTAGGTGCCCCCCATGAGTCAGTGGCGTTTGCCTCAACTGTAATAGTTGAAACACCGAAACCATTTTTCCAATTATCTACAATAGCTAAGTAGTCAACAGGTTCCGTTGATCCAAGATCTATAACAACGTTGTCTGAATTAGTTGTTGATCTGAAAGTCTTAGTTCTAAAGTCGTCTTGTATATTAGAAACAGGATATTGAGCGTTTTCTGTTGACGCTGTTAACGTTGCTGTTTCAACTAAATTGTTTGATAAAAATTTAATCATATTGCTACCTGAAAGCCGTCACGTTCCGCGTTTCTTACGGCCCGTGCTATTTCCTTGTTATCAACTTGTAGAATTATAGGTTGATTAACTAACGCCGCTATTGTTTCGCCGTCATTACTTCCCGTGGATCTGTTATTAATATCGTCAAACAAGTTACGTTGTTGTGAGGCATTCAAAAACATTTCACCACGACGGGCATTGATATTAACATTGTCAGGCCCCGCGCTTGCGCCTGTAAAGCCGCCGACTACACCACCATTTTCAAAACCCGGAGGGGACGCGCTTGCTATTTTAGCGCCTTGAACTGCCATTGCTGCGCCTACTAATCCCGCTAGAATAAAATTGAACGGAGGCGGCGCGGATCCTAAAGCTTTTGAAACGGCGGAAACTGCATTAATTCCATGGTCAGCAATTGCCGCTGCCTTACCGATTGCAAAACCTTCCTTAGATCCTGACTGTTGTAATGTAGCAATTGTTCCTAAAGCGCCTTTAAGTGAGGCAACTTTTTCTTTTTGTGTTTGTTTATCCCAAGCTTTTTGAAACAGAAAGTTTTGTTCAGCGGCTTTCTGTCTTGCTTTTTCTGCGTCGTCTCTAGTCTTTTTTAATAGTATCTGTTTATTTTTTTCTGACTGAACAATTCTTAAATCAGTTCCCTCTTTAACGGTAGCCTCTGAAAGTATTGCGGTGTTAATTGTTTCCGTTACCATTGTAACGTTTTCCGCAAGTTCTTGTTGTCTCATTATTCTGTTGGCCACTTCCTCGTCATTCGCAAGCCTAGCTAGTTTTGTAACTTCTATACTTCTTAAAACTGACGCTTGTAATGAATCGGAGGCCTCTGTTGATAACCCTAGAAAGTTTTGAACACTAGAGACGGCACCAATAAGCCCCGCACTAAATTCCTGGAGGCCTTGCAATGCCGCAAGTGATCCGTCTACTAGGAAGTTCATAAAGTTTTTTGTTGATACTAGAACAGCGTTGAATTTTATAACAGCTTGTCCCGCGAAGTTTATACCACCTGTTAAGGCACCAATTAAAACACCCTCTGCGTAACTTCTTATTGTCTCTGAATTTTCTTTAACTATTCCGTCTAGTGCAAGAACGCCTTTTGATAAACCTTTAATTGCTGCGATAACAACGGGGCTTTGTGTGATAGTGAAACCTAAAGTTTCTTGTAAGTCACCAAACGTGTTTGACGCCTGTTCAATTGCTCCGCTGAACGTGCTAATTTGTGACTCTGCCGCGCCTTTGAATTTCTGCGCTAGTAGGTCAATACCTAACCCGGCTTTTAATTGTTCCGCTGTTAAGTTTTTAAGTTCCGGTATTACTTCACCAAGTTCCCCGGCGTAACCGCCTAGTGTTTTTGATATGTTCCTGACGGCGCTATTAAGATCAATGTTTAATGCGCTTGCCATATCTGCCGCTGCCGCAAGAACTGTTTTTGATTGTTCACCCGTTGCGCCCATTGATTGAGCGAAGGCCATTTGTGAAAGTATAGCCTCGTCACCAAACTTACTGACCTGTTGCAATTCGCTTGCAAACTTTTGCATTTCTAAAGACGTTTTCTTGCTGAATTCCCCGCCTCTGACTAAAGCGTTATTAAGGTCGTTTATTGCGTCCTCTTGAACACTGGCGGCGTCTGTGAGTGTTCCAATTTGTGAAACCATGGCTTTCACGCCGTCAGTAATTAACCCAAGTCCTTTAAGTGCTGCGCCCGCCGCAAGATTGCCCGCGAATGATGCAAAGGCCATGTCCATTTTTTTAGCGCCCTTACTTGCCTTGTCTGTTGTTGTATCAATACCCCGAGTCAATTTAGTCAACGCTCTTAAAGCATCTTTTTCCTCAATGGTAATTTCAACGCTTACCTCGTTTGCCATTATATTTGTCCATTTTTTTAGTTTGTTCGGTGTTGTATTCTTCTTTTAAATTATGCACTAATTCCATAACCTCGACAAACTTCGCGGGTTGTTCCAATAGTCCCCCACTATAAGGCATTAATCCCTCTGCAAAACTGTTGACCATGTTAATCAAGTTTAATGTTCCGGAATTGAATAAATTAGGCGGGCAAGTGCTGTATTTTATAACAGCGTGTCCGGTCATTGAATGCGTAGGGCGATATTCAAACAAGGGTTGAGGCGCAACAGTTCGGCAATTCTTTTGCTTAAACATTGCGTCTCTTTTATCGGGTTGTCTCGGATATTTCGCCTTACACATGGTGCAATTGAAATTATGGTTAGTGGCCACCATAAAAGTTGAAACAATTTCTATGTAGTCAGCATCGGTAACGCCTGAAATAGTTGTGATCTTAAAACATAAAGCGTCTATTATCGGGTTAACGATGCGGCTTATTTTTTCTTGCTCCGTGAGCTTATCACTTCCAACGTAACGCCTTTAAGTGGCTTACCCTCATCATTAAGAACCTTATCAGGTATGCCGCTTAGAATCTGCCACGCGCATGACACTAGCTCGGGTTTTTGTGGAATAGTAAAAATATCCGAAACGCATTCGTCAGTTAAACAGTCACCCTCAAAATCAAGTTCATATTTTTCATTATCATAAGTAGTAATACCCTCAACATCTTTTAAAGAATGTTTAATATAGAGGTGTTGCGCTTTTGCATAATCAAAAACAGAAGTCCCGCCACTCATAGTCGTGCAAGAAACAATTTCTCTTTTTCTGTCGTTTGAAAGTGGCGCTAGAAGAAATGTAACCTTTCCAACCTTAACTTTAACTCTGTCACTTAACCTTAGAATGTTAACCATGAAAATGCTCCTATGTGTTGTTTAACAAATTAAATCATTAACAACGCATAGGAACAATAGTTATTTCTACATAAACCCAAGAAAAACGGAGTCACTGCCTAGATTTCTATGACATTTTACTGCCAAGCTATCTGAAACTATACCGTCTGTGTCTGCAAAAGGGTGTTCAATTAATTTACCTTGAGGTAACCAACCCGCAACGGCCTCTGAGAATTCACCCGCTGTTGCGCTTGGATTAAAAGCATAAAAGAAAATAGAAACGTCGTCATTCGCGTTGAAATTGTCCCACGTTGTAAGGGTTGTATCGTCTGAATAAACTGACGCGTTGAAAGTTGTTGTCTGACTCGTAACTCTAGATCCTAGTTTTCCGTTAGCCTGACAAGCGTCTTTCATAAAGTTAACTTCATTCTCAATGTTTAAGCCTAGTTCAGTATAAGAAACAGACGTTCCGTTAACCCATAGGCAAGCCTCTAAAGCTACCGGAGGTAATGCGTCGGCAGTAAAGTCCGGAGTATATGAACCGGCGGCAGAAGTTCTTTCAAGCGATAACCCGCCCATTGCAAAAGACGCTGTTGGAATTGTCCCCGCTGACCAGTTTTCTAAAGTCATACTTGAAGTTCTAAGTCCGCCTACTGTCTGCTTAATTTCGTTACCTACATTATGTTCCGCTGAAAAAGTTGAACTGTTGGCCGTGTCAGAATAAAAAGTTGATACTGCCGAAACAGTTACACCGTCTGACGGCGCTCCATTATCTAAAGCAAAAGGAAATGTGATAGTTGTTGCATCAACGGCAGAAATAGGACGACACTCAAAAGCCCCGGCCTCTTTAACCATAACAATGTCACCAACTAAATAACTATGTGAGGCAAACGTTAACACTGTTGATGTGTTTCCGGTTGTCGTGTCTTTTGTTGCCGCTGTTCTTTTTCCACCTAGTAAAGATTCTGTTAAAACTTCTAGGGCTTGCGGATAACTTCCCTCTGTTGCACTAGCTCTAAACTCAACACCTAAAGCGCCCGTTACCTCGGGAATTCCTACGCGTGAAGCTTCTTGCTCTGTCGTGCTAGAAAGTGTGTCTCTAGAAAGTTCTTCTCTAGTTTTTGTCATTTCTAAAGTTCCGGCTAGAACTTCTTGATAGTCGGCACCACTTGAAGGGGTAACAACTGTTCCCTCTGTCACTTCTTTAACTAATGAAATTGAACTTTCATTTACTACTACACCTATCGTCATGTTTTTTCCTTGGTTATAAAGTTATAATATCTATTGTTTCAAAATTAGAACAACCCATGTTTGCGCTGCCTACATTATCAATAATTAATTCCGATGTGTCTAAAGTGTTGTCCCCGAACCAGTAAGAGTGCGTACAGGTTCCAATAGCTGTAGGATCTGAATAGGATCCGGCATTATACAAATTAGTCACTTGCGATTGAGTTAAAGCGTCTGAAAAGGTGCTTAACTCAATAATTTTATCGTCCCACATACCGGAACCAACTAAGTCACCTTCCCTAGTTCCTATATGACAATTGTTGTCCATAATAGTTGAGGGAATTACTGCGGGTATTGTTCCAGAACTTTCATCTAAAAGATGAACACCGTCCACGTAAAGCTTTGCTCTGTCTGTCCCTGATTCATTGCCGTCATATACAAAAACTAAATGATAATTTTTATCCGCCCTAGTAGGTCTATAGGTTGTCGAGGCCGAACCTACCCCAAAACTAAAAGCCGAATTAATCCACGTCCCGCTAAATTTACCGCCTGAGGCATCAAGTTCTTTTCCGTAGAAATACCAAATATTTCTACCGGAAAGATTTTGAGTCATGTCGATGTTTATTATACAAGCCACCGAGAAAGTCGTTGCGCCTGAAACGTTACGAATAGGGGCCGTCATAAAGGTATTGTTAGCATCTGTGAAATCATAAGCTTTTAAAACGCTCCATGTTTCACCAACTGCCGGCGGATCCGGTAAGGTAGCCGTTCCCGTGATAGTAGCTCTATGCTTAACAGTAAAGTTAGCCCTAACTATAATTGTTCCGTCTGCTATTTTTTCAGGTTCCTCTAGGTCAGTCTGCTGAACAACTAGAACAATTCCCGGAGCGCCTAGTTTTGAATTAGCGAAGTCCCTAGTAATAGTTTCTAGGTCGTCATAGATTGCAGTGAGCGCAGCTTTTTCGCCGTCGTCGTCAGATCTATTATTGTAATTTTCAGTTAAGATAACAAAAAAGTCTTGATCTAATGTCAGTGACTTCATTGTTCCCGGTGTTTCCGCCGCCGCGCCTATTCCAAAACTATAAGCATTTTTCTCGCCGCGCTTACCGTTTTTCTCTAAGTCATAAGAATATTTTAACTTAGTTCGTCCTAGTGCTAGTTCGTCGAATCTTAATTGAATAGCCTCAAGTATTAACGTTTGGTTTGAACTCATTGTCTTATGATCCTTATAGTTCTAGGTTTAACCTTTTCGCTTGTATCATTAAGCCCGTCGTCGTCTCTGTCTAGATCTATAAAAGGTGTTTTAATTGCCATTGAATAGTCTGACATAAACTGATTAGATTTTTCTTTATAAAGTCCGTCCGGGTCGTCCATAACGGAACCGAATATTTTAGAAAGCGTAAGGTAAGCACTAGCTAATTTAATTTGTGCAAGGTCGTGAATATCAAAAGCGGTTACGTCTTTTTTCTCACCTGTAGACGCTGTTTTGAATGCGCCACTATTTCTAAGGTGCTGAACAATGTGGTCACGACTAGCAACGTGAGTAAGTATGTGCGACGTTTCCCCACTAGGTAAGAAGTCGGACGCCTCGAAGAATTCTCTTTTAAGGTCAGTGTCGTCGGAGAATATTATGTTAAGGCCATTTAAAACCGTCGCGCTATGAGTAACACTAGGGCGGAACCTATAGAAAAACATCGTTTCCCCGTTAATTTCAACCTCTGCCTCGTCAGTAAGATCCCTATCCCACTGAATGAAACCACTTCTAGTGAATGAATTAGTTTCGTCATACATATTGGTAATAGAAACCCATGAGGAACCATTATAATATTCACCCGCGAAACTTCCCGCCTCTGTGTTGGCCGTTCCTAGTTCAACATAGTAAGCATTAATAGGTTTATAGAAACCAATGTATAAGTACGAGGTTGAGGCGTCTAGTGTTGTTGTGAAACTATCACGGTCAAAATCTAAAGCCTCTCTAGAATAGTCACTAAAAACACTATTAGCGTCGTGAAATACTGTAAGTTTGTTTTTTATTCTTAACATAGTTTTTCCTATTCAATATGTTTAAAACCAATTACGAAAAGTTTGTGATCTATAAGCCCGGTTAGGTCGTCTTTAACAATTAACCTAACACTATCTTTAGTCCCGCGCCCTAATCTTATCCCGTTAGGAATAATAGAATCAAGAGTGAGCGTAAAAGTATCACGGTCAAAATCCAATGCCTCTCTAGAGTAATCTGAAAAGCTTGAGTTATCATCATGGAAAATTGTTAATTTATTTTTTATCTTTAACATTATCGCTCCCGCTTAATTCTTTTTCTATTAACACAATAGCGCCTTGAATATTTTTATGCTGCTCAAGATTTCCGTTAAAGGCTGCGCATACTTGCTTAATCATTTCAACCGCCTGTTTTGTTTTCTCGTCCATCACTTATCCTTTATTAAATCGTAGCCCAAGCCGTCCCGTTAGACCATTTTACAGTTTTGGTAGTCGAATCATATACAATCCAACCCTCGTTTCCAGCCCCAGCCGCAGGTAACGAACCTGTTGCATAACTAGCTAGGTTAATAGGTAACTTAAAGTCTACCTCAGCTGGCAAAAACTCTAAGCATTCTACGCCACCAGCTACCGCATAAAATTGGTCGCCAAAGCCTGTAGCATATAGTCCTGTATTTACATCATTCCCGAAATTAAGTCCCACACTAGAGACGCTGCCACCAGCCCCAACAACAAAGGTTTTATTATTCGACATTACAAAAGACTGTAGACATGAAGTTCCACCCGAACCGAATGTGAAAGTATCTATCCCAGTTATGCTAAGTTTTAAATTGGTTCCACCTGACTGAAATATTCCTGATGTGTTATCATTACTACCGACAAGAGATTGAAATTCTAATGAGCCTGTGATTGAAATATCGCCTGTTGATAAGTCACCAGTAATTGCATCACCTATGTTTAACTCATTTGAAACGGTAGCGCCTGACGGGTCGGTAGTGTGTCCGATAATTATATTATTAGAACCTGTGGTTAGTAAATCGCCAGCTTGATAACCGATTAGGATATTATTTGTTGCTGTGGTTACATTAAAACCTGCTGAGTAACCTATGGCTGTATTACTTGATGCGGTTGATGCTGCTGTTCCAAAAAGAGAATACGCCCCCACGCCTGTATTGCTAGAACCTGATGTTAAATTAGATAACGAACTAAAGCCCATGCCTGTATTCGAACCGCCTGTTGTTATCGCTGTTCCTGTAGACGCCCCTAGCGTAGAATTAGCTGCGCCTGTAGTAAGAACCAATGAAGCATAACCAACAGCTACATTAAAATTGGACGTAACGACTGCTTTTAAGGTTGAGCCACCTATACCAATGTTTTGACTACCTGATGTACAAGCTTTTAAAGATTCTGCGCCTATCCCTACATTTAGATTAGTCGTTCCGTCGTCGTTCAAACCTGCGTCGGTTCCGATAAAGTAAGAACTCCCATCACTGGTTGCGTCTGATAAGTCATCTAATGAATTAGCGCCACCACTAGCAGTTTGCCACGTTGCCGCACTATCACCAGTCGCCGTAAGGACTTGCCCTATTGTGGGAGCCGTTGCGCCCGATACAGAAACCGTTGTTGTTGCTGAATTTAAAGCGTTAGCTGACGACGCAATTCCCGCCTCGTCGTACATAGTTTCAACACCCGCATCGTTTTTAGAAACAAGTTTTTTAGTTGTTGAATCAATATAGAGCGCAGTTTTCCCACTCTCTGGGGTACTCGGTGTTGTATCATTTTTTATAATTAGTTTTGTCA